CCCAACATATTTGTTGCGAATCCATAACGAGACATAATACCAACACGTGGTGAGAAGTCGTTTGGATCAACTGCCTGGTTGATAACACCAGTTACGTATGGGCAGAATACTACACCAGCATCAGACAATGAAGAACCCTTATATGCTAATAGAACTTCACCGTTATCAGTTGTACCATCTTCAGATACAGCGTACTGATCACAGTATACCTTGATTGAATTGTTTAGAGTACCGATTTCTGGAGTGACTAGAGAACCGTTAACGTCGTGCTGAATCTTGTTGAAGAATGGAGCAGCTGACTGTAGGATTGTAGCCATATCTGGAGAAACTACTGCGATGTTTGCAGCGCCTCTACGAGTAGCGGTACGAATATCGTTTGCAGCCTTTTGGATCTGTGTAACGATGTTTGAATATCTTTCTTGAGACCAACGTCCGATGATACCATCGTACTGACCTTGAGCAGAGAATGTTGATTCTGGTGCCTTATTGTAAATCTTTGGTGTACATAGAGACTTACAACGACCGATTGTTTCACGGTCCATTTCTGCGGTCATTTCTGCCTGAAGAACGTTAATCATTTCAGACATCATTTCAATACCCTGCATTGCCTTAATATCAGCTGCAGATTCTAGAGAGAATGATGCTGCTAGTTTACGTGTCTTAGCAACGATAGACTGTCTTGACAACATTAGGCCTAGTTCTGGCATCTTACGATCGCCCTGCTTGGTGATTCCCCAACCTTCACCGGTCTGAGTATCAACACCAGTACCTGCATCGTATGCTCCATCAGTGTTCTGTGTAGAACCTGTGAAACCAGAGAAACGAGGAACTGCCTTCCATGCTGCTTCAACTAATTCTGTTGGATCGTTTGTCTTATAAATGTAACGTAGTGCGAATGCCAAACCAACTGGACCATTCAATGGCTGAACACCAACCAATACGTTAGCGAATAATTGTGGGAATACTCTACGTACTAGTGCCATAGAAATAGGTGCAAAAACACCCTTTGCGTCACCACCGTGTGGAATACCCTGGTCTAGACCAAGAGGTGCACCAACACCCTGTGTGAAATCTTCAGTTAGAAGATTTTCAGAAAGGTTGCCCTTATTCTGGTTTTCTAGTAGACGAGCAGTGTTCATACGAACATTATAATCTTTAATTGAAGAAACAGACAAAGAACCTGGTGCCTTTGACCATTTATCCAATAATGATGCTTGTGCTTGACTAATTTTCATTTGTTTATCTCCTATAAATAAATTATTTTTTTAATTTACTTATTATATTTATATAATTAACCAATTATTTTTTGCAAAACTACTCATCGTCGCAATAACGAGCGCTTCTTAGCAAGTCTTCTTCGTTTCTTGATAATGGGCGTGGACGTTTGTAGCCTTCGTTAATGTTTTCTGTTTTGTCTTCGACGAATGCTGACTGACGTTTTGCGCGTTGAGCACGTTCAAACAAGCGTTGACGGTCTTCACGTAGTGCACGGATTTGGTCTGCTTCTTCATCTAGCATTTCAATACAATTGTCGATGTCTTTCTTTGTTTCAGAAAAAGTCTTGTTTTCAAATAGACGATTGACTTTTGCCTTCTGACGTGGAGTCATTCCTTCAGTCTTTTCAGCAATCAATGCTTTCTTTGAATTAACTTCAGCAACTTCGGCTAAACGAAGATTTTCAGACAATTGCTTCTTCAATGACTTTTGAAGTTCTGCATTTTCTGCCTTCATTTCACGAATCTTCTTAGCACCGGTTAAGTCAAGTGGAATATACTGTTCTTCAAACAATGACTTAACGCCATCGATGATAGGTGCATACATTTCACTCATAGCTGTCTTCTGAATCAATTTTGGACCAATCTTTTCCTTGATATTAAATTCTAGATACTTGTCGATACCAGTAATAACTTTGTTTTCGATAGCCTTTAATTCTTCACCGTATTTTTCTCTGAACTTTTCTTCTAGTTGGTTGAATACGAATGCTTCTGAAGCTTCATCAAGAGATTTTGCGTATGCCTGAACCTTTTCGTTTGCTTCTTTTTCATACTGGTCTTTGATCTTCTGACAGTATAATTTAGCCATTTCTTCAGTTTCAGCGGTAATCTTTTGTTTAGCTTCTGCGATCTGTTTCTTACACCAATCTGCAGATTTTTCGGCTAGAACTCTTGCTTCTTTATCTGAGTTAATCTTTACTTTAGCTTCAACTGCTTCATCGAATGACTTCTTAATATCATTCAAGTCTTCAGCTTGAACTCCTAAAGTAGCTAGTTTTTCAAGAATTTTATCCATTTTTGATTCCTCCAAATTTAGAAAATAATTTTATTTTTATTTTCATATCTTATTTATGACTATTATAGAGCCGAATTTTGCATAAAAAAAGCTCATTGGTTTTCGCGTCCAATGAGCCCGAGAATAGCATTTTCTCTTTAGCAATTTAGCAATTTAGCTATATATTTATAACTTTCGTTTTGTCACTTTTTGCAATTAGTTTTCAGTTGGGACTACTTCGAATGATGAATAAGAGAATGTGACTGAACGTTGAATCTTACCATCATCTTCCATACCCAAGTCTACTGAAGATACAGTCTTTGGCCATACTCTATATAGACGCCATTCAACTGGTAGTTTTCTCTTCAAAGTAGAATCGAACAAAACAATCTTCATAGTACCACAGTAATCTTTAGCATAATTACTCATAGCACCACCAGTCAAGTTTCCGTTTGCTACGTCAATATCATCACGGAAGCCATGATTAAAGATTAAGTTCTGCCAATGGTGGAAAGCTGTAGATACCCATAGGTCTTGGAATTCATCGAAGTTGACAGTTACGTCACCTGCAACGTTTGCCTTACCTGGATAAATTAGCTTTGAACCCATATATTCAGTAGTCATATCAGTAAATTCCTTCTGAGGAATTGTGACTGTCTTTGCTCTGAACATGAATGGCTGTTGTCCAACCATATCTTGTAATTGCTGTGATTCGAATTCGATTACAACCTGGAATAGATACTTCTTTGCTAAGTCAGGAAGATTAGCAATTTCGGTTGTAAATACGCTCATATTATTTTCTACTGGCATTTATAACTCTCCTTATTGATGTAGAACAATAGTTGGTGCAACCTGTGGCTGACCTGTTGGATCTTCCAATTTAGCGTCACCGATATGTGTATCTGTTGCAACTTGTAATGGTGCATTTAATGTGTGAGTGTGACCATCACCTGCTGGCCATACTTTACCGTCTACAATTTGGTGAACGTGACCACCGACACTTGCTTGACCTTGACAATCTGGAGCGGCAATAGCATCACTAGTATAACCATAGCCAAATTCATTCCAGATAATATAATCGTGTCTATGAGGTCCCATCCAATTAGAACCTGAGAATACGTCAGTATATCCTAACTGAGATGTATTCTCATTTAGGGTAGCCTTTTCGCATTCATTTTTCATGTATTCTGCTAAATTCATTCATTACCTCTTAGTCAAGAAAAGAATGAGATTCCAAGAAATTATTTAGCAATTCTTCATTTGTTTCTGATAAGTATGCAATAATTTCTTTAGCAAAATCATCACCGTTAATTTCTCCAGCATCGATAGCATTAATAACAGTTGTTGCCATATCTAATGATTCTGCATCGTCATCGAAATCATCGATGCCTTCTAGAATAACATCATAACCTGCATCATTTAATACTTTCTTTGCTTCATCAATTTCTTGCATTGTTTCGCTGAAATTCTTCATAATTTTATACTCCTATATTCTATTTATATAGTTATTAGAAACCTAAATCGTCTCCACCTTCATTTTCTTGGTCACCACCTTCTTCCTTAGCGGCATCTGCTTTCTTCTTCATTTCTTCAATTTCTCTATCAAGCATAGCCTTATTTAATAGCATTTCTTCAGTAGATAGACCTAACATCTTTTCCATAAAGAACTGTCTTGAGAATAGTGGGCCTAATTCTTCTGCATCTGGCTTGATATTAGTTGGAGTTGGTAGGAACTGAGATAGAGTACCAATTGTAGCACCTCTCTTTTCAGCCAAAGCCAAATCTCTCATTCTATCAAAGTCAGTTGCTGGACACAAGTCAATATCATAAATTGCTTTATCCAAGAATTTTTCAGGATAATTTCTAACCTTTAGATGGACTAAGAATACTTGTAGAATAATATCAGCAAATCTCTTTCTTAATCTTCTATTCAATTTTTGGAATGCAGCTTCTTCAGAAGGTAAACCATCTACACCTTGAACGTATTGTTTACCAGTAATTTCATCAGCTTTCCATCTGTCTTGTGGAATTTGTAGAGCATCCATAACCATCTTCTGGAACATATAAAGGTCTTCAATCTGACCATTAAATGTTGCACCACCGGTATATGTATCAATAGTAGTACCATTTCCAGAGTCATCCTTAGGGAAGAAGAAATCTTCTGTCATAGCGGCTACATTCTTATTTGAAATAATCATACCAGTATTTGGGTCGATGTTCAAATTCTTTCTATATTTGTTTGTAACTTCTTGAACGAATGCTGCAGCTTTTTCAGGTGGCATACGTCCACAATAAATGTTGAACAATCTCTTTTCAGTTGCACGAGTAATACGATAAACTGTCAAAGCATCTTCAATATTTCTTAATTGGTTCAATGGACGAATAGCTGACTCTAAGTGTCCTCTAACGTCATTTCTGTTTGCCCAAGTTCTACCATAGTTTACGTATGCAATCTGTTCAGGTAAGAAACGTTGAACTTCTGGATTTGAATCTCCAGCTTGTTTTAGATAGTTAATATCTTCAATATAACCTCTAATTAAATCAGAGTCTTTATCATAGATGTTAATCATACAATAAGGTGGAAGAGTATTGATACCTACTACCTTATCTCCTTTATCAGAAAGACAAATTTCCCAATAAAGCTCTGCGTCTGTCAACCATTTCTTATAGTAGTCCCATAATTGTTCTTTACCAATTACACAGTCTACAATATAATTAAATTCTGTCTTTAATGAATTGAATTCATAATCAGTGAAGTTTGCCTTATGATTTTCATTTAATTCGAATTTAGCAACTTTACCATCAGCATTAAAACAAACTGCTTCATCTGTCATAACGGTTAGTGCTTTTTGAACAAGTGGATATAGAGCCATATTTCTATACCACATAATTTTTTGATATTTGTTAGTGAATACTGTATCAAAAATTACATTACTTTGTTCATAAGGTTCACCTGGGTCTACATAACCATCGGTATAACCATTAACTAAAGCACCCCAGTCGATTTGGTCTTCACCATAACCTACTGAGTTTCTAGCAGTTTCTGTTTTTCTAACAATAGAATGTTCAGGTCCTCTTTGAAGGAACTTGTCTGAGAATGGGTTTAAGAAATTTAAATTCATATTAGTTGCCTCTTATTTTGTTAAGTTTTTATTATCCATATAGATATTTATACGCATAAATAAGATAGAGTAGGTATACAACATGAACTATACAAATATAACATTTGAATCATTATTAGAAGATTTTAAAAATAGATTAGCATCTGATCCAAGATTTGCTAATATCAGTTCTGCATCTATCTATCAGATGTTTATGGAAATGATATGTGCATGTATGGATATGACTAACTATTATATGCAGAGAACTGCAGAAGAGTCTTATATTGACACTGCACGTCTAGATAGTTCTTTAATCAAGCTAGGAAAGAATTTGGGATATAACCCAAGAAGAAGAGTACCAGCTAAGTGTAATCTTCAAATTCAGATTAAAGGACCTCTTCCACAAGCAACACAGCCTGGTGATACTGTAGTATTCAACCAATCAGCAGTTGACTTGGTATTCCAAGGTCGTCATTTTATTCTTGACGCATCTTATTCTTATCAATTTAGTACAGAAGATATGGAAGGTAAGAATAGTACTTCTTGGAAGAAAACTCTAGAATTAGCATGTCCAGCAGAACATGTGCATTATCTTCCTTTGCAAGGTAAGAATTTATATAATGCTGAAAACTTGGTACCAATTTCTTGTTTCCAAGGTGTTAAGGTAGTAAAGGAAATTACTGGTAATGCAAACATTGGTAAGCTAGGTAAGATTGCACAGTACTATGATATTGACGATATTACATTCTCTAACTGGTATGGTAAGAGAGATCCTTATGCATTCTATAAAGGTAATTATGCACCACGTCTAAGTTGGACTAAAGTAGGTATCGGTGAAAACGAAGAAGAAGCTCTTGATGACAAGAACCTATTTGAAATTGAAGATACTTCAATCTATTTGAATGACCGTCTTCAACAGCTAGAAAATATACCTGCATCTCCATTAAAGATTTGTCAGATTGAAACTAACTATGATAAAACAGTAAGAGTTAGATTTGGTAATGACAACTATATGGTAAGTCCAGGTTTAACAAAGAAGAATCAGAATTTATATGTACAGTATATTCAGACTGATGGTAAGGAAGCTAATCAGACTGGTACAGCTGGCGCACAGATGACAAATAACACATCATTCTATCTACAACATAAGGGTGAAATTATTGATATTACAAATAACATTACCTTTATCATCGCTTCAGATATTTTCCAAGGTGAAGAATTTGAAAGTCAAGATAGTATTAGAATAAATGCACCCGGTTATTTCTCATCTAGAAATAAGTTAGTTACAAAGGGAGACTTCATTTCTTACTTCCGTGGTTTATCTACTCCTATCAATGTACAAACAGCATTGGTATTCGGTCAGCAAGAAATTGAAGATTTTGATAACAAGCTTTATAAGTATGTTCAGAATTATGTGTTCTACTCTCTAATTGGTCACATGTATGCAAAACAAGGTGGTAATTATTATCCACGAAATGTATTGACTGATAAGGATGATGTTGATGATCCATTCTCATTATATTCTGATGAGTATTTGGACCATATTGCAGATTATGTCAAGATGATTAAGTCATTCGATGGATATTATAATCAGCAATATAATGATGAACCTCAAGAACAATGGTTGAGAAACATTAAGATTATTAGAGACAACTGTCAGGATAGAATGGAAATCAATAGTAGAATTCTATCAATTCCTCCTATGGTTCAGTATTTCGATTTAGTTGGTAGAGCTAAAGTAAAAGCAAATACAAAGTTGCAGGAATATAAGACAGAAATTGAAAACAAGATTTACGAATATCTTGATAACCGTAATGGTTCTACTCAGAAGATTTATAAGTCAGATTTGATTAAATTCTTCAATGACCATGAAGATACTTTATCAGTTGACTTAGATTTAAAGGTATCAAGTATTATTCGTTCTGATGCAATTCAGTATCACTGGGAAAATCCAGAATTGACTGGAACATCTAATAAGTATGGTGTTGGATATTTAACACAAGATACTTCATTGGACTCCTTAGACCAGTTTGACCATTCACCAGCTTTGGCTAATCAGGAATGGGGACCAAATTGGAGAAACGTAATTAGAGTCACAAAGAAGGATATGTATAACTCTCTATTAGATCCTCAGTCATTAGAAGGTTCAAGAGTTATTATCAATCTAACAAATATATACGGTAAAACTCAGAAAGAAGAAGAATACATTATCAAGATAGATAAGGTAATTGAAAAGAATGTTGGACTAGAAGAAGCATATTATGAAATTTGTCCACAAGATGCATTGGTCTTTGGTTCAACATATACAGATACTTTGAAGATTTTGATTAACATTCCTAAGGAAAGTGATTTCTTTAGTAAGTCTTCCTTCTCTACTTATAAGACAGATGAATATAAGTTGAGTCATGCACAAATTATAGGTATTGAAAGATTATTGAATAACTGGCTAAATCATGGTTTGACAATTGAAGAAGCTGATAGAGCAATTCCACTTCCATATAAGGTTTACGCAAATGAAACAGTCACTCGTGAAGAAACCTATATGAGAAAAGGTTATGAATTGACCAACTATGAAAACACAATTTCAGAAAAGGCATTCTGGATGTATTTCGTTCCTAAGATTATTAGAACATATTATTACAAGCATATTAAGGAAGATACATCTATGGATTCACCATGGTGGAAGGCAATTACAATTCTAATTCAGGATTTGTATTGCTTATGTAAACCAGCATTCTGTGATAATATCTTAGATGAAGGTAATAATATTGTTAACTTCTCAATGTCAAATGAAGTTGCAGTTGTTAGAATTCAAGTTGAATATGGATATGATACAACAGGTTAATAGATGAATTACACAATTAATGAAACATTCGAATTAAGTGGTTATACTGCAGTTATCAAAACAGACCAGAATCTTTCTGGTTTGCTTTCTGATAAATTTGGTATAACAATTCGTGATACATTATCTAATGTGATTACAGATGAAATCAATCGTCATAATATCAGTGAATATGGAGTAAGTGATACTACTTCATTAAATACTGATGAATGGGCTCCAAGATCTTGTATTAAAAATGGTGGTGTATATGTGAATATCAATGGTGATACAATCACATATAAACAAACTATTCCTTGTGTAAGAAATTCAGATAGTGAAAATATTGGTCGTAATTCATCTGAAATTACAATAAAATTCTTTGATGAAAATCCTGATATAGAATTCTATAGTAAGACTCTTCCATTCTTTCAAAGAAGTTTACCAGAAAAAGTAAATGATACTCCAGATCCTATTCTAGAACCTACATCAGCTAGACCAGATTATGACTTCGATTATCGTCATGATGAATATGCACAAGAATTATCTACTATGGCCAAAATATCAAAGAATTTCAATTATAATTCTGTTGGTAATTTGTATGTAAACAATGATAATGGTCATATCAAGAAATATAATAAGAATGAAGTTATTGAAGCAGTACCTAATTTAACACCAAAATATAAGACTGGTGTTTCTGCTTATTATTCAACTACAACTCAGACTGGTATTCTTGAACCTAATATCGGTGGAATCGATTCATATATTTGGAATGAAAAGACAGATGAAAAATCTGAAATTCCTTATTATGATTTGTTAACAGAACAAACTGATACAATCGAATTCTTTGATTGTACTGCTAACTTAATCTATACTTCTTTAAATCAATATATCGATGATTCTAAATTTGGTATGGGTTATAGAGAAAATGTTGTAGGT